CTCTAACATTAAATTATTATCTAAAGCATTTTCACCTGCAGCTCTAAATTCATTACCATATTCTTGGTTAAAAGCGTCTACAGAACCAAGTGCCTTAGCAGTCATGTCTCTCCATTTTTCATCTCTACCAGGCACCTCCCACCAATCAACTCTTTCATTGTGCCACCCATTACTATTGTCCAAAGATTCTGTGTATATATTATAAAATAAGTTGCCTACACCATTAGGTGTTGATAACATAAATATTTTTGACTTTTTAGAAGACGAAATTACAGGAAACACTGATTCCCAAAAGTCGTTCATAAACTCAGGCGGAATAAATGCAGCTTCGTCAATTAGAAGACATTGTTGAGAAAGTATGTCATTAACGAAATATCTATGAGTATTTTCAACGTGTAACAACTCATACACAGGTTCATCACTTGTAATATTTTCTTTATTAATTAACTTTAACCCGCTATAAACAGTATCTCCTACGTTAAGATCTTTAGCAAAACAAAACGTCTTATTAATTAGTACAATTTTGTGCTTAGGGGTACAGACAAGTTTTATGTTATTCTCAAACGACAATATAATTTTTGTATCATTATTACCAATAATAATGCCTTTGAAATTCTTAAACCCGTCGTCTGTCAATATTTCAAAACGTTCGTTTTTATAAACTTGATGTTTTTGTAAATCAGCCATATTGTATTACTTTTTTGGTCTACCTGTAATCCAGTCTGAAGGTATTTGATCTTTAGACTGATACCTTTTAATTTGTAATGTAGCTGGGTGATATGCAAAAACAGAACCCTTATTCATTTCTTTATAACCACTTAAATCTTTTTTAGGTCCAGAACCAAGCAACCAACCCGCTGGTAATATACTTTCTTTCTTTACTCTCTTTACTTTCTTTGTAAGAGGGTTGTGTATATAACATTTACCTTTACCAGAAGCTACTAAAGCATATACAGGATCTGTATGTATTTTTTTTAGCAAACCATTAGATATGTTTTTACAAGCCTGTAACGATCTTTTTGTACCGCGATGCTTATCAGCAGTCTTTTTAATTTTTTCTGGGCTTTTATTTATTCTAAACATTTTTTCTTTATGTACATCAGGATTATTTTTAATCCAATTTTTTATTCCTTTTGAACGAAGTTCTTTAATAGCAGGTGTATTAAACGAATTAATCATTTTCTGTCTATATGCCACGTCTTTCCATCGTTTTTCAGCATTTTTTGAAAGAATTTTAAGAAAGTCTTTAGACCATTTTGCATTACCGTAACCACCTTCTTTTATATTGTATGTGTTTGAACTATTAATATATTCTTCTGTTACGAGTTTCTTTTCAAATGCTAATGCTTCTTTATACGTACTAAAAAACGCAATTATTTCTTTTTTAAAATTAACGAGTCCGTGTTTTTTAATGCTACGTTTTATATACTTACCCGAACCCATATAACCATCTTCAATATTATTAGTTCTATGCACCCCTATATATTCTTTTTTATTAATTAAGTTTATAACTCTATACACATAGTTATATTTTGCATTAATATCGGGATTATTCGGGCTGTTATTCATATTGTTATATTTACTGGGTGTAACACCTTTTATTAGATAAAGCAGTATTTATTCATCTAATAAAATTGTTTTTATTTTTTTGTTATCTGCTTTAAGTATATTAGCTACTTCTCTTATAGGCATTTTTAAGATCTTGCCTGTTATTTTATCTCTTACAGTAACTACACTTTCTCCGGTAACACAATTAATAGATTCACCTCTGGCAGCATCAGACGTTGTGGTGCTAATACCAATTGAACTACCATTAGCTAACTCTAAACCAGTTTTAGCATAATTAATAACGCCCGGTTTTAAAAAGTTTGGTAACATTTCATAAGCTAAACGAATACGTTTAAATATGTTAATGGCTGTTGCTTCTTTATTAGCAATTAATAACACCCTATAATCATCTTGAAAGCAAATCATCCATAAAGCAAATATAGTTAGGATTGTCGTTTTTCCAATCTGTCTGGATGCTAGCACAACATTAAACCTATTGTCAGTTAAAGCTTTTAAAATACGCTTTTGATAGTTATAAAGTTTAATTGGTTGCTTACCTTCATCAAGGTTAACTATATAAAAAAAACGAGAAAAATGTAATATGGACTTGCGTGCACGTTCCAAGTCTTCAATCATGACCTCATTCCATTGAAAGTTAGTCTCGGGTGCAGGTAAGTTTTTATTACCTAAGTAGAACGTTTCTTTAGAGGCTTTAGCCATTATAGTTTAGGTCTAACACCAAATTTTATTTTGTGACCTGCAGCCCCACCTGAACCAAACTGCAATGCATAGTTTATACCTAAATTTAATGTGGCATCGTATAATTGCTGTATGGTAACACCTGCAGGTGTATTTAAGAATGCTGCCTTTACATTAGAGCTTTCAACAGCGTTGAATACTACAAGCCCTTGAAAGTCAGTTATTTCTTTATATCTTAATAATTGTGCAACAAAAATTGTTCTTCTGAATATGGGTCCATCTATAACTTTAGTTAATTCGTTAACTTTATCTGTAAAAATTTGTTTAATTTGAGATACAATACTTGGAGTGTTTGCACTCGACATAGATGTAGCAAGATGAGTGAGCCCTTCTATAAACTTATTAGTATCGTTGTTAATTTTATATTCACTGTATATTGTAATTAAACTGTTTTGATACTCCTGAGCAGTAGGAGGTGTACTACCCTTTAATAGTACCCCGTCTGTATGTTTAACTTCAATTTTAAAGTCTCCTCCAATCAACACGTCTCCCACGCGTGGTTTAGATCCATTACTAAAAAATGTTAAGAACAATTCTCCAGAACCAACACGTGAATGTAATGTCGGGGGTGTGCTTTCTGATCTAACAACTGATATAAATTCAGGTGAAGCAGCTATTTCTTGAGGTGAAATATTGTAACTATTACCTAATAGTTCACTAAACGTACTAAGACTATTTGAATGTACTAAAGATTTTAAATTATGAGTAAACTTATCAGCATTTTCTTGTGTTAATTGAATACCGAGATTAGATATAAAAGTTTGATAAACATTTAAATTGTCATTAATAGCGCCTTTTAAACTTTGTAAGCGTGTTTCAATTTCCTGTCTAACTGAAGTATTTTGTGTACTGCCTAATTTAGCTATTTTCTTTACTTGATCTGCTGCTTGTTTTGTAACATCAAACCCTTGTACATCTTGTGGATTCTTTTTATTACCAACAATTACTTCGTATTCTTCTCCTTCTTTGATAAACTCTCTAATAGCTTGCAAATTGATACGTGGTTTACCGGCAACCGCTTCTGTATATAAATCCCCTATGTTCTTATAAGGTTTACGGTTTTTCTTTTTAGCTTTGTTGTTAATGCGCGCCATTGTATGTGTATTATTTACTATACTATGTAAAAATGTAACGTGTATATTTTGTTACTATTATAACGTGCATTCACTGTTGTAGATGTAAATATTTAATACTCTTTCCATGGCTTTCAATCAAACTTATAACCCTATAGGCGCATCCGGATATTCTGGCTATAGCGGTATTGGCGGATCAGGATATTCAGGATTCTCAGGTATTTCAGGTTGGTCTGGTATATCTGGCTATTCTGGTATAAGTGGTTATAGTGGTTCAGGTGTTTCGGGTTATAGTGGTGCAAGCGGTTATAGCGGTATATCAGGTTATAGTGGTTATTCTGGTGTCAGTGGCTACTCTGGTATAAACGGTTATTCTGGTATTTCAGGTTACTCTGGTTATTCGGGCTATTCCGGTATTAGTGGTTACTCAGGCTATTCTGGCATTTCAGGTTATAGCGGTTACTCCAGTTATAGTGGTTTTAGTGGTATATCGGGTTACTCAGGTTATTCTGGTATATCTGGTTTCTCTGGTATTAGCGGTTACTCAGGCTATTCTGGCATTTCAGGTTATAGCGGTTACTCCAGTTATAGTGGTTTTAGTGGTACCTCAGGTTACTCTGGCTACAGCGGTATATCTGGTTTCAGTGGTATATCTGGTTATTCTGGCTCACCTGCTATTGGTATTACTTATTACCCAACAAGTTCTGCATCTGAGTTTAGTGTATACTATGGTTTATTTGCTGTTGCACCTCAGAGTGGGGCTTCGGCTTTGGTTTCGTATAGCTTAAGTGCTAACCAACAATTAGGAACTTTAGGTCAAGTAGTTACCCCGATCGGACAGCCAGATGAATTAGCTTTAAATCAAGGCACCTGGACATTTAATTGTTATTATGCCTTGTCTGGTACAAATACAAGCGCTACATCAGCTGTTACTTTAACACACGCAATTTACGGTAGAACGTATCCAGGCGGTACCGAAACATTATTGTTTTCGGCTACTGGTAGCACTCTAACACCTACACCTTTTGGTACACCATTATTACAAGCAGTACAATATAATATTGGTACCTCTATACCGCTTAATACTAATACCGATAGATTAGTGTATAGAGTGTTTGCAAGTACCGGTAGTGGTTTGCCATGTACTGTTGGTTTTTATTATTTAGGTACACAAAATTATAGTAATATTCAAACCGGTATATACGCCGGTGCAGTAGGTATATCTGGTTATTCTGGTATTTCTGGTTTTAGTGGTATATCGGGTATTAACGGCATTTCCGGTTTTAGTGGTTATTCAGGTAGCGGGGGTGGTGGCGGTACAAGTACAAGTCAGACTATTGTCTATTCAAATTCATTTGCTCCTGGTAACATTATTTCAAAGAATTCAGGTGGGTGGCAACTGGCAATGGCCGATAATGCAGCAGATGCTGAAGTAATTGGTGTTATTCAAACAGCTGTAGCTTCTGCATTCACTGTAGTGTATAGCGGTCCAATAGGAAATCTTTCTGGGTTAGTTGATGGTAGTGTTTATTTCTTATCAGACACTGTTCCCGGTTCTGCTGTATTAGTACCACCTATAACTACATCAAGTATTTCAAAACCAGTAATGATTGCAGTAGCAGCTGCTTCTGCAGTAGTTATTAATCACCGTGGTATACAAAATGCTTCTGCTGGTTTAGCAGGTACAGGCATTTCTGGTTACGGTACAATGTTTACTGGTACCAATACTTTAAGTACCAATAGTTTTTACTTCACAAATGGTAATGTTGGTTTAGGTACTACCACGCCGAATGCTACGTTTACAGTTATTGGTAACATATCTGCTACTGGTACAGTGTATGGTAATATAAGCTATTCTGGTTACTCCGGTATTAGTGGTTACTCTGGTTATTCTGGTATTTCAGGTTATTCTGGTATTAGTGGCTATTCAGGTATAAGTGGTTATTCCGGTATTTCTGGTTATTCTGGTATCAGCGGTTATAGTGGTATATCTGGTTATAGCGGTCCTGGCGCCAATCAAACTCTAAACACTACAAGTAACGTTACATTTAACAACC